GTAAGTTAATTGCATATGAAGTTCTAACTCTTCTGGTGTTTGTGGTAATTGATCTTCAGGTACATTTGTATTATACAGCTCTTTACCTAGTTGAGCTGTTATTTGTTTCATTGTGTCTCTTGCAAAAATATCTTGCGCTAGCAATTCAGCATAGCTAGTTCTTTTTTGTATTGAAGCAGGATCTTGTGCGAAAGCGTTTATATCATAATCTTTATTAGAAATACCATTTGATAATATATCTACAAATTTAGATATAATAGGTACTGGTTTCCAATCTAAATTAAGGTATGACAAATCACCGTTAATCGATAAGTCATCTTTATATTTTTGAGTAGGTTGTTCACCTCTAGCATATAATCTAAGTCTATTATAATTATTCCATGTAGTTAGGTATCTATTGCCATTTGTTCTTCCTTGATTAAACCATTGAGCAACCTGCTCACCATATTCCCAAGATGCTTTCTCAGCGTCGCTAACCACTTGGCTAGGAAAAATGCTATTACCGTTAGTATATACTTTTCTCATTTAATCTATAATTTTAGATAATAACCCACTATTATCAAATTTTTTTATTCCTAAATCATAATTTTTTCTTATCATTTTAGGAACAGGTCTATATTTATTTTTATTACAAGCCATAATTGCTAAACCAGAACTAATAGAAGCATCATGCGTTGTTCTATTGTTTATATTAAATTTAGCCCAGTCTTCTAATGTTCTTTGGAAATATGTATCTCCATATGTATTATCATCTCTTAGTCCAACATAACTTTCAACGTAACTTTCTATTGCAGCAGCATGTGCTTGTATTATATCTTGACTAGAGTTAGGTATACCACCTATTTCTCTTTCTGTAACAGATAGTTTGTTGTAAACTTTATCAGGTCTATTCATTGCAAAACCTCTATAACCTCTACGTTTAAAATGATATAGTAATCTAGGTTTATTGTTTTCTGCAAGTATTGGCATACCGTAAAAAATACAAGCCATAAGCACATCTTCAAAAAATATTTCAGCTGTTTGTGGACGAGCGATATATTCTAAAAAGAAATGATTTGGCGGTACATCTTCCATGCTAAATTTAGTTAAACCGTGTAAAGCTCCATTTGAACCTCTACCATCTACTGTACCTGATATATCATAACTATCACAACCAAATGCTCCTAAAGTTTCATTTCCAGGATGTCTGTTACCTAATTTATTTATTACATTGTTTTGTAATCTTTTAGGTGGAACCCAAGAAATAAAAAATCTTCCATTTTTATTTGGTACAAATATAACTGTAGTATCTTTAATACCTCCTGACCACTGAAAACTTCCTTGCGTTATAACAGATGATCTTTTTATATCTGCATTCCAATCTATTTGTTCGTATATTTTAGTTAAATTAAACAAAGAAGATTTAGCTTCATCTCTAAAAGCGTGTTCTTCAGTTCTTGGAAATTGTCTATAAAATTCATTTAAAGCATCTTGATCTTGTTTTAAACCATCAACTTCGTTTTGCCAGTACTCAATAACTCCAGTTGTGATTGGTGTTCCGTGAGGGCCTTTAACAAGGTCTTTTGGTGTGTCGAAGACAGGATGGCCGTAAGAATCAATGTATCCTTCGTAATTCCATTCCATAGGAATGAACAAAGAATAGAGTCCTGAACGTGTCTGTCCATTTGCATTTCTTTTTGTGACATCTGAGTCATAAAATAATTTTTTAAAATTTGCACCTCCTTTATCTAAAGCGTTTGACGTTGATCCCATCATACACTTGCCGATAATTCTACTACCTAATCTAAGGGTGGTTTTCGTAACGCGCCAGTTGTTCTGGATGTTGTTCGGCCTCTCCCATTTACCTGATTCATCGTGGACGAGGAGCCTGAGTTTCTCTCCATCATAGGCGTTATCCCCGGTGTTCTTCCAGTCGATTGTGGTGTCCAACCCGGTGAGATCCTCGGTTTGCTCGGTCGATACAATCGATCTTCTTGTGAACTTGGACGCTGGGACTCTGTATGCGAGTTCGGTCTTTGGGCGGTCCATACCGTCCTGGATCGGTTTGAAAAAGAAGGGGTAATTAACGGATATTGGTACAACCTTATCGGTGAACATCTTCTTAGCGTCGGCGCCAGATTTGGACAATATCCCAAAACGTGAGTCGCTTGATATGGTCGCCATATCCACCGTAACTCCGGATGCCATAAACGAAAAGCCTGAACGTCTATTCTTGAGATAGCACATACCATAGCACCGTGCGTCGGCGTGTACTGCGGTCCAGAATATGAAAAAGAGACGGTTTGCCTCTCTAAAGTCTGGCTGCCCAACATCAATTTTACTCCACTGCAAGTACATGTAGTGATTACCAGTAATATAAGTAGGCTTATCCTTGTTAATATACCAGAAACCTTCTTCACGCCTTCTAAATTCTTCGTTAATATATTCATACCATTGTTCTTTAAAATCTTCTGGATACTCTCTCCAGTCGAATACTGTTTTTATTTTCTTTAAAACTTTAGGATATTCAAAAACTGTCCATTTATTTTCTTTAAACTTATGAACGTTCTCTTCTAAAGGCAATGCTATTTTAAGTCCTTGAATGTCATATATTTCACCTATTTTACCAGTTTTTGAAATAACAACGACATCATGTTCTGCGTTATAACCATACTCCCATTTTTTATACCTATTTAATTGTTTTATTATTTTAGGTTTTATATGATCGTCTAGTATTTTATATAAAGTTTGCTCGTACATTATTTAGATCTTCCTTCAGCAAAACCTTTAAACTGTTTAGGTTTCTTGGTTTCATTTTCTACTTTGCCTTCAATTATATCTTCTTCTTCTTGTATTCTATTTAAAATTTCAAATGCATCAAATATTGCTAACTTTTTTGTTGCTGCAGCATTTTTAAGTCTGTCAGCAGATATATCGTCATCAGAATCAACAATAGGCTCTTTAGCCACTTTAATTAATTCTTCAACTGCTACTTGCCCAGCTTGGATTATACTCTTTTTGGTTTTCTTGATTTCCATATTTAATTACAATATCATTTGATTTCATACAATAAAGACGTTGATCGTCTACAATAAATTCCCATTCAGCACCTGGAATAAAACCTATGGTGTCTCCTGGTTTAATATTAGATGCCTCTAGCTTATTATTACTAATTTTAAGCACTCCAATACTAGGATCTTCTTTTCTGTTTATTAGATCATTAGAATTTTTAATAGGCATTACAAAGCATCTATCTCCAAAAGACAACCACTCTGCATCGTGTTTATATAAATATATTTGATCAATAGCAGCAAAATACATATTATCTTTAAAGTAAGATCTACTGTTGCTTTGTTCACCTTTCATATTATAAAATCTTCTAAATATATTTTGATGAACAACTATAGTATCGCCTTTTTTTATAGGAGTTTTTAACGCTATTGGCACTGCTACAACTTTCGCTAATCTATTAACAAACTTCCAAGATTCAATTTTTGTGTTAAGTATTAAATCTTTACCACCTACTGTTTTTTTATTATCATACCTATCACCTATAGGTTCTATAATAAAATCATATAAACTATTCATTAATATTCTAAATCATACTCTATAGATATAGCCATGTTAGAATTAAATTTCTTCCATGGCAATACCTCGTTGTTTTTCTTTATATGTATGTTATATGAATTATCTTTTTCATCTAATAATATATGAGATATTTCATGCCCACCATAAACTTGTTGACCTACAGAATAATGCATTGCGTCATTTTTATAATCAGAACCAATGCTGATTTTTCTAACTACATTATTCATTTTTTGTGTTTTCTGTATAAGTTCCGTCTTCTAAATTTATACTTACAGAACCATATTTATTTTCTAATTGTTTCTTAACACTATCTTGATCTTGGTTAACTCCAGCTATCTCATGAAGTATAGCATGTTTTTGAGTTTCTACCAAACCTATTTTTTGTGTTAATTCAAAAAGCTTAGACTGAAAGTCTCTTACTTTTTTTAACTCTTCTTCAGTAATTTTGTTTTCTTTGTTCATTTTATTTAATTTAATTTGTCATAACCCAGTGTCTTTTATAAAAAGACGTTTGATTAATAGATCCTTCAAACTTAGCTGTTAAAGTATTTTTATTTACATATTTGTAAGTTATAAATACTTCCCAATTATTTTTAGGATTGTGAACTTTTGTTTTAACGTAATCTTTACCTTCTTCTACAAAAGTCTCTTGCAATACGTTATTTTCTTCAAAGGAAAAATTAGTAAACTCATACTTTTGTTTATCATGTAATATTACTACATAATAACTTGTTTCTTCGCTTGACCAAACTCCTTTTAATTTTTCACCAAAGTCTTGGCTTTGGATGCTAATACTAAACAGCATTAACGCACTTAATAATAAATTTTTCATTTAATTGGATTTAATTAATATAATACTCTTATTTATTATTACCCATTTTTTTGAATTTTTCCACCCCTCGTGAACCAAAATAAGCTACATAAACTGTTATAAGCAAAGATTTTAATAAATCTACCCAAGTATCATTAACTCCAAAACCTATATTACCACTGTCTAAAACTATTAAAATAATTAAAGACACAGTTAAAAATATAAGTGTCATTGGTCGAGTATTTTTACTTAACCAAGAATCTGACGTCATGTCGCTTGACCAACGTTTACTTATTTCTTGCATTTCAACTATATCTTGCTGCAATAATAATAAAGCTTTTTCTTTATCTTCTGGCGGTAAAGCCGGTTCTTTATGTATAAGATTTTTTACTAAACCCATAACACCATTGTCAGGTAATACATCACCTACTGTATTTAAAATTCCAGGAGCTGCGTTAGATAGAAATTTACCTACTTTAGTGTCTTTAAATTTTTTTGACATATTAAATATTAATATTTTTTAAATGGATCTGTTTTATTATACGCTTCTTTTTCCCATGGCAAGTTTTCTGCACCTTCTTGCATATCTTCTCTAGAATATGTTTTACCTTTCCAATATACATTTTCATCATCATAATCTAAGTCACCTCTTTTCATTTGATCTAAATGAACTTTTTCATGATCAATAACGCTTTGTCTTTCTTCTGAATCAGTTATTTTATCTGATACTAAAATTGTACCGTTATTATTTGCTTTACCTAAAACTCCATCTTCAAGACTTGTATTATAAATAGGTGTATTATCTTGTTTAAATGGTGATTCTATAGTAAATTTATTTTTTAATCTAAACATACTATTTTGAATTTTTATATGGAAACTTTTCGTTTAATATCTGTTGTCTTTTAGCGCAACCACAAGGTTTACCCATTGCTTTAGATACTGCCTGCACTGCTGAATTAATGCCAGTTTTTTTAGTAAAATTTGCTATACTATCTCCTAATCCTTTAGCTTTCATTTATTTAAAACTTCGTTTATTTTATTTTGTAATTCAACTTTATTATTCGCTAACTCTAACTCATCTTCTAGTTGCTGTTTTTTTTCCTTTTCTTTTTTTGTTTTTTTCTTTTTTACAACAGCGTCACCAATTTCTTTAACAGCACCTTGTATTGACTTTCCAATAAATTCTGACTCTTGTAAATTAGCATCACTTAAAGCTTGGTCACCAGAAACTATATTTTGGGCAACACCAACTTTAGCGTTTAACTTAGGTAAATTAAAACTAGTAGGCATAGTGCTCTTGTACTGGTTTAAAGGAGATCTATTTGAGAAACCTATTTTAAAACCGTTTTTATTTGAAAAACTTGATCTAATTTTACCTAGTATATCCATATTATCCTGCGTGATAACCTCTTAAAGCAGCTTCAGCTTTTGATTTGCTTCCGTATTTTGCTGGCCAAGGTTTATCTGTTTTATTACTAATTACTCTCCATGCTCCACCCATTTCTTGGATACAACCACTTCCACCTTCGTCTTTAGCACAAGCATTGAAAGGACTATCTGGTCTATTATCTATCATATCATCCATTTCTCTACCTCTTAGTTCTCCAGATCTTTCATCTCTAGATTTCATTCCGCTTCTTTCATCTACTTTTCTAGCTTTGCTTAAAAGTTTTTGTACTTTAGGACTTTCATAATCATAACCGCCTTGTCCTTCAGTTTTGCTAGATATTTTAGCAGCTTTTTCTCTTAATTTTCCAGCTCTGTTTTTAACAGGTGAATGACTTTTACAATGTTTATTCATTGGTGAGGGAGCAGAACCTGTGTTTTGTCCCATACCAAAAGAATCATCAAGTCTTTGATTAACACTCATGTGATGAGGTGAATCGTGATCGTGTCTGTCGTTTTCTAAGTAGTGTAATCTAGCAGAAGCTGTTAGATCTTTATT